TGGGTGTGCAAGAGTGCGGCTTTCACCGGGAACTGCCGATGATGCACCATAGAACAAAATCCGACCGAAAACCGGCCAAACTGCTCCGGACATGCAAAACTCCCGGCTGCACCGGATCTATATCGGAGCGAAGCGTAAAAGAATACTGCGAAATATGCTGTCAGATGCACAAGCTCCACGGCAAGGCCATCAAACAGAACCGGACATTCGACCGGGTGAGGGGGAAAATATGAAAAAACAAATCACCGTCGAGCAGTCATTTTGCGACGTTTGTGGCAAAGAGGCTCCCGGCCATGACAACTGCGACGTATGCGGGAAAGAATTTTGCCGTGAGTGTATAGACGCCGAAACGATTCGCTATTCCCATGGAGTCCATTGTTCTGGAAGCGGCGATGGTGTGTATTGCCATGAATGCGACCAGAAAATGAGGAATAACGGCGATAAGTTGCATACCGCATACCGCAAAATAGCGGCGCTTCGAAACGAACTTTTGGGGTGGAGTCAAGATTTCGACAAGAGAAAGAAACAAGCCGAGTCAGAAGTTTCTGATCTGGTCAACCGGCGGGAGGAAATATGAAATGTCACTGTGGGTGTGAACGCTTTGAGGAATACACGAATCTAAATGGCCGTTTTCGGCGATGCCTCGCCTGCGGATTCGCCACCATGATAAAGCCCCACTCCATCCACGGAGTCCTAGCCCGGTCGATTGAGGCGCGGATTGATGAGTTGAAGGTGAGTGTACTTGAGGATATGCCCCACTTCTAGGAGGCCAACATGCACAAGAAGCGCCACAAATCGAAGCGAGTATACCGGGAGCACGACTGCCATTGTTGCTTTAAAGCCACGACCGAACGGGAATTTTGTCCGGAGTGCCAGTTTTTGCTGAAACGTGTGTATGTGGCACCTGTGAGTCAACCTTTTGCCGGGAGGATGGTATGAAAAGGGAGATTAAGTTCAGGGCATGGAATATCGAAAAAAAACAGATGTATAGTTCAGGATGTGTCGACTTGCTGATTCATTTTAACGGCCAGCTTCAGGGGTTAAACGAATCAGGGTATGTGCAAGGAACGTATAACATGCCCAAAATGGAGATTATGCAGTTTACCGGCCTTCTGGACAAAAACGGAAAAGAGATCTTTGAAAATGATGTGGTTAAAGCGAATGTTGACAGGGGTTCATATTTTAACGCCGAATTAGTTTGCCAAGTCGAATATTTAGACGGGGCTTTCCAGTTTTTGAATATTCACGACTCTACTGAGGGTTATTTCTGGATGGATGTATTGTCCTGTAAAATCATCGGCGACATTTACACAACGCCCGAACTCCTAGGAGCCGCCCATGAACGCTAAACACTGGAAGGTGATCAAGTTGACTCTTGGACTGATCGCCTGCGCCGCCCTGTTCCTGATGCTGATCCACACGTTTGTCCAGGCTATCGTTGCGGAATCGCTGGTAGTTGAGCGGGGAGTGAGTGCAAGCGAAGTCATGTCCCGGCAGTCGGATACAAAACATGAAGCTGGATATCGAAAACTGAAGGAGGGGAAGTAATGGACACGAACAAAATTGAAAAAGCACTTCTTGACCGGGAGTTGAAAGTTATTTCTGAAAAACTGAGAAATATTGGGATGGAACTTCGTGGTGTGTTTGCTAAATACGAAAACATCAAGGGACAGCACGGGAAAGAACTGCACGCATATATTGTGAAGCATGTGTTAGTGGTTGATGAGTTATACTATGCGGGGTATACCACTGTCCCCGGAATAGATAGCAACACATCCCGTATTCCTGATTGCCTAAAAGAAATTATTCTTAAGTGGGCCGTTGACGATTTTTTCTCTAAATTTGATGAAATTGAAAATGTCATTAATTACGGACCGCCTACCGAGTAGATGGGCATTTTAGGACCAACAAGGGGCAGAATAAAATAAAGGGGGAGATCATGAACGGAGCATATTTTGAAAAGCTGGTTGAGTGGCAGAAGGGAAAGCCGGGACGGTACGTGTCAATCGAAATGAAGCCTGACGCTCTTTCCGTATGGGCCTTTGATGCATCACTTCAAACAGGGGAGTTTCTGGAAAAAGAGGACATGCCGATGCTGGAAGAGAAAGCCGATAAAGAAGCGCGGGAACGGTATAACGCACTCAAGGCGAGGTTTGAGGATGAGGACCGATAGGAACCTATCTATCTGCCAGCGGAGGCGGGACTATTCGGAAAGTCCGGATTACTGGGACAATCCCATGGACCGGGATGAAGACAACGAGGATGAGGGGGAAGATGATGAGTAATGCAAAATGGTTAGAAGAGAGACGTAAAGGGGTAGGAGGAAGTGACGTAGCCGCAATCCTGGGGCTTTCTCCTTGGAAAACGCCATATCAAGTTTATCTTGAAAAGCGAAACGAGTGTGAACCTTTCCGGGGCAATGACGCTACCACATGGGGAACATTGATGGAGCCGGTTATCCGTCAATGGTATTCCGACACAACGGGGCGCGCCGTAAGGGTGCCAGATGGGATCATTTACAACGAAAAGTATCCTTTCATGCTGGCTAACCTTGACGGCTTCACAGACGACAAGCGAGTTGTCGAGATCAAAACGGCACGATCCGGCCAGCATTGGGGCGAACCAGGCACCGACGAGATACCGGATTATTATATGTGCCAAGTCCAGCACTATTTGGCCGTGACCGGTTTCGAGTTTGCTGATGTTCCGGTTTCCATCGGCGGGGCTATCCCGGTCCTTTACGAGATCGAAACTGATCTTGAACTTCAAGAAATAATGATCGAAGAAGAAGCCAAATTTTGGCAACGGGTACAAGACGGCAATCCACCGGAACCAGTTACCTTTGCCGATGCTGTCCAGAGATATGGCAAAAGCCCCGCTACCGGGATCATCGAAGCAGGACCCGGCAACGTTGAGGACGTTCTTCACCTGAAAGAAGTTCGCGCCGCGAAAGCAAGACTTGAAGCAGAGGAAGAGGAATTGAAGGCCGAATTTATCAAGATGTTGGGTAATAAAGGTGATGTGCTTGCATTCCAGGGGGAAAATCTTATCACTTACAAACTGGCAAAGGGCCGGGAGCTTTTCGACTCGAAAACCTTTCAGAAAGAATTCCCCGACCTTTACAAACAATTCACCAAGCAGGGCGAACCTTCGCGCAGATTTTTAATTAAATAAAAAGGGGAACATCATGGAAAATCCATTTGAGAATTCAGCAATAGCAACTAGGCCACAAGGCAATCAAGCCCTTGTAGAAGTTGAACAGCAAAGAGCCGTGGCAGAAGTCCAGTCTGCTATTATCCTCGCAAAGAAGTTCCCGCGCAACCAGATCGAGGCTATGGACAGGATATTGACCGCTTGCCAGCGCCCGACACTGGCAGAGCAGGCGCTTTATTCCTACAGTAAAGGTGGTACAGAAATAACCGGCCCGTCTATCCGTCTTGCGGAAGCACTCGCGCAGAATTGGGGCAATCTGCAATTCGGAATCAGGGAACTTGAGCAACGGGCAGGGGAAAGCACCGTTGAAACCTTTGCCTGGGATGTTGAGACGAACACGAAACAGGTCAAAACTTTTCAGATTCGGCATGAACGGCACACGAAGAAAGGCAAATATTCCCTTGAAGATCCACGAGACATCTACGAGTTGACGGCCAATCAGGGTGCTAGAAGGCTCCGCGCTTGTATCCTAGGGGTTATCCCCGGTGATGTTGTTGAGGCGGCTGTGGCTCAATGTGAGGCGACATTGAAGGCCAAGGCTGACACTTCACCTGAAGCCATGAAGAAACTGATTGAGGCCTTTGAAATTTTCAAGGTCACGAAAGAACAAATCGAAAAGCGCATTCAGCGCCGACTTGACGCAATCACCCCGGCCCAAATCGTCGCCCTCAGAAAGATTTACAACTCTCTCAAGGACGGAATGAGCGGCCCTGCCGATTGGTTTGAACAACCGGAAGCGGAAGCAGGGAAAGAAGGTGAAACCCTCAAGGACAAGTTGAAGAAACGCCAAGGGTCTGAAACTCCCGAAACTGAAGCTGAGAGGACGCCAGGGGAAGAAGGCTAATGCTCAAAATAACCATAGCCCTAATCATCGGCTACATCCTGTACGATGACCGGATGCTGGCGGCAGAGGATATGTGTCGTTGTGACTTCTCTCGACAAGGTAGAGAGTGCAAAACTTGCACCAGGAGGGCCGAGAGTGTAAGCGGTGTAAAAGGAGAGATCGTGGAATCATACTGGATCGGGAGAAAAAATGAA